TCAAAACAATTAAAAAGTTTCTTAGAAAAATAAGCTTAAAGATTATATTTTTTTAGTAAATAAATTTCCCCAAAAGTTTCTAAGTATAAGACTATAGTATCATATTCTTCAATAAAAATAATATCTTCGGCCAAACACCATTGAGCTACAGCAAATATCTCAGGAAACATAGCACCAAACAAGCATGGATATATTACAGCTTTAGTCTTATCAGTTCTTAGTTTCTTAATATTGTGTAACATCATTTGATGGGTGTCAACATTAATATCGCAAAAGACTGGAGTAGCACCAACCATGTTTACAACTGAAGCTGTAGAGATCCAAGAAAAGTCTGGAACTATTACTTCGTCTTCATGGCCGATGTTATATGCTTGTAGCGCGAACACCAAAGCATCAGTGGCATTTGAACAGGATACTGCATACTTTCGATCTGCGATCTCTGCTACTTCCTTATCTAAAAACTCAGTGTTAACGTCTTGTTCACCAGCTAAAATACACTTTGAAATTAGCGCGTCATAAGTATCCTTGTTCTCAAGGTAGTCTCGTTCCCAGCCTTGATAGTCCATTACTTATTCCCAATATTATACTTTGGTTGTAATGTCCACTTTACTTTTTCTTTGAAAGGAATAATCTTAATCTGCCTCAATGGTGCTAATGGTTGTGCTTGATCTCTGTTATCAATGGATAGCAAACCCCAATCACTCATAAGCGTGGCAATTGTATTACGCCGTGCAATATCATTTTCTTCTAGATTAGATTTCTTTCCATCTAGCAGAAACAATTCTTTAAAGTGAACGATAAAGTATCGTCCTTGTTTGTGTAGGATATGACAAGATTGGAATAGTGTATTATCTTTTCGAGATGCTACGCCGATTCGAGTCAGTGTTTCCCTTACTTTAAGGAAGTCATCAGGCTCGTCCAAAGTAACCTCCAGCATTGAGGAGGTTGTCCATTCAACTATATTATTATCTTTTTCCACCCCGGTATACCTTCTTTTTTAGTTCATCAATTTGCTCTGACGATAGAAGGGAGTGGATCTGGCGCGCTTTGTTATTACTATAGCCATAATATTCCTTAATCACTTCAATGTCGTCACTCTTTTGAGCTTTTGCCCATTTAGAAAAACGTTTCTTTTTCCTAACAATATTTATAAGAAAGTCAAATTGTAAACGTTTATCTAGGTGGTGGTTGATGTTCATTTCATTTGCCATCAAAACGCAGTCATGAAAGTACGACAGGCTTCGATTAATCATAAAAGGATTGTATGCTTTCTCGGTAATATCGTCAACCATAATGTTTGACTTACCATTAGTGATGTCATTTACAAACTCGAATGGATTCATCTAAAGCTCTCCACTCCACCTTGGTAGTTATCTAGGTCAAGTGCTTCTTCCAGCATTTGCTTTGTAAAAGACATGGTGTCATTATTCGTTGGACCAACATGCGCTTTATTCCAGTATAGCTGTGGTACCGTTCTATGATTATTCAAACGCATCATAGCCATACCTTGTACGTCTTCGTTGATGTTTACTTCGTCAAATTCAACATTCCATTCCATCAGTTTTATCTTTAGCGTTTCGCAATAACTACAGCGTGGTTGTGAGTATATAGTTAGCTTAGGAAAACTTGACATTAGCCATAACCTCCGTTAAACAAGCAACAACATTAAGTTCGTGATCAGCAACAAACGCATGTTTGTATTGATAGTCAGCCAAAATCAGTATCAGTTGAGGGACTGACTGTGGCTCAATGCTGTTGTTTGCGTTATCGTATAAGCCGCGAAAGATAGCCGATGCATCTGTATCGATATTGTTAACAACCCACTTGCGCATTTCTTTAAAGTTCTTGTCTTTAAGCGTCTTTACAAGATCTTCAATGGATCCACCCATATCAGAAGTGCTGCCAGCAGCAAACCCCAAAACAGAACGTCTTTGAAGCTCGTTGAGGACTCGGCGCCAATCCGGCGCATGTTTTGAGACAATTGGTAATAGATCTTTTTTATCATATTCAACTCCTTCACTATCAAGAATCGTACACGCACGTTCAAACATTTGCTGCATAAGCACTGCAGTATTTTTCTTTGACGTGTTGAATTCATATACACCGCAACGAGAGTGTAATGGTTCAATGATACGATTCTTGAAATTACAAGTTAGTATGAATCGACAGTTAGATGAAAATTCTTCGATGAAACCGCGAAGAGCCGGTTGCGTTGACTGTGCATTAAGATAATCAGCCTCATCAAGGATTACAACCTTGACACCACCTTGTAATGAAACGGTAGAAGCAAACTGTTTAATCTTACCACGCAGGGTATCAATATTGCCATCTTCAGAACCGTTGATAATAATCCAGTCAAGGTTCAATTGATTGCATAAAGCTTTTGCAACGGTAGTTTTACCGGTGCCAGCTGTACCACTGAACAGCATATTTGGCAAATCACCAGACGCTACAATCTTTTCAAACGTTTGTTTTAGCTCGTCTGATAAGATACAATCGGCAATTTGCTTAGGCCGATATTTCTCGACCCATAAGAATTCATTAGACATTCACGTACTCCATAATATAATAAAAGTGGGGAGGTAACCATGCCTCCCCGCGGGACTATTGAGCGTCCAACCTTATGCACTTTTTTCCGCTTCAGCCGCTTCTTCAGCTGCTTCCATGGCTTCTTCTTGTTCCACTTGTTCTGCCAATTGAATGATCTGAATCGATTGATCACGCAATCCTCCGATAGTGGATAGTTCTTCGCCTTTGATTGCGCCACGCTGCGTCATTGCATCGATAACGGCAATCATAGAACGGGCAGTGCGGTTAGACACTTCCCTTAGTTGTGTCATAGTTTCTGACATTTTACGCTCCGAAGGTAGATGTTTTTTCAAGTGCAATCCAATACTTTACGTCTAGACTAGTATGGCTGAATTGCGAGATTAACTTAGATGATATAGCTACCTCATAGTCACCGGGTAGTATCTTCAAGTTGTTTGTACTCAGGATAAAGTTAAACGCGTCATCTGAATTAAATTCGCCATCAACATCGATAGAGAAAACATTAGATGTCATGTTTTGAGAATCAACCACAGAAAGACTGAGTACACCATCTTTACCAGAAATAGAGATCTCGCTATGACCAAGAGTTGAAGCAGCACGTTTTAGCTTATTCATTGTATCATTGTCTAGTTTGAACTTCACATTTGCTTCTGGCATTGTGATGTCTTTTTGTGGAGTTGTCAAGTTATCTTCTAGGGAATAGAAGTACTTGACTTTAGATCGTCCAGTAGAATCGTTAACAACCACAAAGTCATCTTCAAACTTAAGACGTGGTGTGTCAACCAGACTAAGGACGCCCATGAATTCATTCAGATCGTAAATACCAAAGTCCCTAGGAAACTCAGCATCAACTACCGCAGTGGATAGTACAGTCCGAGCCTCACTAATGGTTTTGATAGTGTTACCTGAACGAATCATCATGTTAGGATTAATGCCACTAAAGTTTTTCAGGACATTAAGAGTGTTTTCGCTGAGTTCCATTATATACCTCTTTTTCAATTGTTAGTATATTATAACACGTTTTCACCGCATTGTAAACCATTTATTTCTTATTTTCACATTTTGTTTTATCACCACACCATGGGCAATAAAACTCTCTACTCATTGGGTTGAAGGCATCGCTAGTTGCAACTGAGAACCAACCCAGACATTTCTGGCATGTGAAGTGCCATATAGTTTCTTTACTGACTTCCGGCATTGCTCTTTATCCTTGAGAAGTTCTTTTCTTTTACAAATTCAATCTTATTTTCAAACTTACCATCAAGTATCTCGCCTTTGTGAGATATGATAAAGACGTTTGTATCATCTCCTAGTGTATATAGGATCTTAATAAGATTGTCTACTCCTTCATGATCGAGTGACGAATCAAATGTTTCATCGAGCATGAGCAAGTTAGTTGATACTGAGTTTTTCATCTTAGCGATTTGCCGCCATGTAAACAATAATGCTAAGTCAATACGTTGTTTTTCACCTTCACTAAACGAATCATATGTAAATTCATCTCTATGCCTTGAGCGAATTGTTTCATTGAACTCTTCATCTAGATTAAAGTGCACATAAAAGTCAAGAACTTGAAGATAGTTATTGATTAGCTTATTCATAACTGGCAAGTATTGCTTTATGATCTTAGTCTTGATACCAGTATCTTTCAACATTTCAGCAATAGCTAATTTATAAGAGTACTCTTCGTTCTTTCTCATTTTGGAATCAGAGAGATCTTGCAATTCTTCTTTTATAACTGCAAGATCTCCATTTGCTTTTTCTAGATCAGCCGAGACATCTTTCTCTAAGAATTTCTGATAATCAGATATTTCTTTTTGGTGCCTTGAAATCTCTTGGGAATTGGAAGTGAGTTCCGATACTGAAGACTGAAGCGTTGAAAGTAGCTCATTTTGCAACTTAATCTTCTTCTCCAGCGCAAGGCCTTCAACTCCGATTTCTTTAAGCGTTGCCTTCCCCCGATCCTGAGATTCTTCGGTCGTGCGTAAAATCTCAGATTTATGGCCGTCTGAAATGGCTTGGTCGCATACGGGACACGACGCATTCTCATTGAAAAACTCGACCCGCTCGCCGAGGTCGCTGAGACGCGTCCGCTGATCTTGACTTCTGAGCAGTAAGTCCTGCTTCCGATCCGATAAAGATCGTAGCCCTGCATTGGCTTCTGATACAGCTTCATCGAGTCCGACGCTAAGCTCACTATTCTTAGTCTGTAGTTCATCGATGAGTTTCTGCGATGCAGATATCCTAAGTTCATAGTTCCTCCTATTCTCCTCAGTCAAAGTAGAAACATCCGCAATATATTTCTTTTGCGTTTCCACTTTATTTTTCATAAGGTCAATCTGGTAGGATATGTCTTTAAGGTTATCTTTTATGGCATTTGATTCCTCCTTGAGAATCTGATTCATTTTAGAGAATACACCAATATCAAGCAAGTCTTCAATAACTCCGCGGCGGCTGCCGGGATTTAGTTGCATGAATGGAATAAAGTTAGATGAGCCAAGTACCACAACCTGATGGAAAGATTTGTGGTTTAGCTTTAATATGTTTTGCTCAAGAATACGTTGGTATTCTTTAGAATGCGACGACTGATTTACTAGTTCGTCATTCTTATAGATTTCAAACTTAACTGGCCGGTCGCCACGTACTACTTTGAAATGCGCAGTGCCAACAGTAAACTCAACTTCAACTAAGCTGCCTTTACCATTGATTGAGTTGATTAGTTGTAACTTACCAATCTTCCGATGTGCTTTACCAAACAATGCGAATGATATAGCATCCAACATAGTAGATTTACCTGAACCATTTTGACCAACAACGAGTGTGGTCTTATGCTTGGTAAAATCTAGTTCAGTCCAAGTATTACCGGTTGATAAGAAGTTCTTATAACGAATATTCAGAAAGTTTATCATACAATTTCTAGCGCTTGAGCTTGAGTCATCAAGTCTCTCATCATCACTTTGATCTTGTCTTTATCAAGATCAGTTTCAACACCCTCAATATAGTCGTCCATTAGTTGTGGAGTATCGTCTATATCAAGGCCTTCATCTTCAACATTAGCACCTATGAACTCGTTAAAGTTCTCAGATATTTTTAAGTCATATACGTCTTGGTTTTGTACTCTATCAATAAACCGATCAAAGCTAAACTGATCTTGTTTTTCAACAACTACTACTTTTACAAACTTGCCACCAAGTTCTTCCACGTTATAGTTATTATAATCGGTTTCCTTGTCATTGTAAACAATTTTATGAAACAAAGTGTAAGGATTACGTACTTTTGTAACTTCACGAGTTTCGGTATCTATAATGTGAAAGTACTTTGGATCATGAGCATCAGACCAAAAGAATTCCATTTGTGAGCCAAGGTACCAGATATTATCTTTGCGTGACGATACGTGGAAATGGCCAGTCATTACAAGTTCAAAGCGTTTGAATAGATCACTAGCCATACCATGCTTATTTTCTAAGCCTCGCATCATCTCAAACCCAGTTAATTCAAGATGGCCGGCTAACCAATCGGCCTTGCAATTAGCCACAAACTCCATAGACTTATCATAGTTTTCGTTGGTGATCCACGGTAACATAGCTATCTTTAAAGAACCGTACTCAATCACCTTTGGTTCCATTACAATACTAACTTCATTCATGAAATGACCGAGTAGTTCTTTCAGGCTATTCAGGTCATTAGTATTCTTAAAATAGGTATCATGGTTGCCGGGAATAATATCCATCACCATACTACGTTTGCGCATCTCTTGCAAGAAGTGCTTACGGTTATGATTCAAGGCTTTTATGTTTACTACTTTACGATTATCATAATAATCACCAAGGTGTAGAATCTGCGTTATCTCATGTTCTTCACATGCTGGAAAGAAAACTTGTTCATAGAAGTCTTTAGCATTATCGAGAAATATTTGAGATGAGTTTCGTATACCGGTGTGAGTGTCGTTTAAAACGGCAATCTTCATTCAAGGAACTCCGACAAATCAGAATCAGCGCTAATAGTACGCTTCTTTCTTTTCTTTTCAACTTTAGCATATTCCTTAATTTCGGAATCTACATACTTAATCTTATCAATTCTAGATTTCAATGTATCAACAAAAGCACCAGCCACTAGACCAGAAGTAGCATCACCATTTGTATCAATCATATAGTCATCAACACCAGAATTGGCAATAAACTTCATTTTGATTTCTTGCTGCTTTTTTTCTTTTGCAATTCTTCGGAGGAACGCGTACCAAGTAATTTGAGTAAAGTATGCAAAAGCATTTGGTTTTCCAGTTCTGGTTGCTGCTTCAATATCATAATTATTGATAGCCTTCAAGCAGTTTTCAACCGCGTCCATAACCATTTCTTCACGGTACGTGTAACGTATAAAATTAGCTTTATGTGATAACCCTTCAGCGATACGTAGAAAACATTGTGCCACGTAGTCTGGTACTTTAGGAATCTCTATTTTTGTTTCTTTAGCTTCATTAACGGTACTTACATAATCGACTACTGCTTGTGAGAAGTCTGCATTATTTACGTAATGAATGCTTGCTCGTTTGGTCCGCATTTAAGGGTCTCCTTCATTATTAAGTATTATTATACAACGTTTGAGCGCGTTTGTACATACCTAATTTACATTATGAATCGTATATTTATTCTTTTAATTTGCTCATTATCTTGTTTACAGAACCGCAAAAGTATGGTATAATAAAGTAAGAATTCGGAGGGAAGGTAGTATACTCAGTGTAACGTTCCATCTGGTTCGTTTTTAGGATTAAACCGTATTACGTTTTCTCCGAGCTCCTCCTCTTCTTCTGTATTTAAAAGACCATCAAGTGCAGCTTCTTCTAATTCTCGATCTAAAAAGTCTTGAATATAACCTTCTACTTCTTCTTCTGACATAGATTCAAATTCTTCTAAAGTCTTGCCACCTTTCAGAAACTTAGACATCTTACCTACTGCACTTGCATAGTGTTTTAAAAGATTATGCGATGGTGTAGTTTCTGTGATGATGTGCTGAGATCCAAGAAGTTGTAGTGTGTCTACGCTATCTTGAAAAGAAATAAACGGCCTGAACGCAAAATAGCTATATCCTTCTTCTAAGTGCTCAACTTCAACAATCTTCATAGCTGCTCTGATAATGAGTATGTCTTCTTCTGATTCAAGAACATCAGCAATTATCTCTTCTCCATTAGTAAGTTTAAACTGCTTAAAGTTTAGGTTGGTCATAGTGGTACCTTATAAGTCTTGTGGTTAAACTGCTGATTATGATATATTCTAAGACGCTCTTCTCCGTGGAGCCAAGCAAAGTTCTTTCGATTATCCGTACTAATATTATCTATAACATCAAACAGAGTGGTCGGTTCTTCGTTATCTGACTTTCTCAGTCCTCGTCCAATCGATTGTAAAACTCTGATCTGGCTTTTCGAAGGAGACGCGAAGATGATATTATGCAAATTACGGATGTTAATCCCAGTACTGAAAGTGCCCAAACTAGCGACGATGATAGCATTTTTCTGTTTCTCCACTATGCCACGAATAGCTTCGCGGTCTGATGTGGCAACACTTCCTGACACGAAAAAAACTTTGCGACTTTCATCAGCTTTATCTTGAATTAAGTCGAATAAAGGTTTTCCATGTTTCTCAACAAAATTAAATAATACAAGGCTGTTGCCTTTTTGGTCTATTGCAAGATTGCGTATTAATCTGTTTCGTTTTTCATTTGTAACAATATATTCTATCTCATCCTGATAACTTTTTTGCTCACACTCCCGTCTGGCCTCGCTCGAATAATCAAGAACGAGTCGGTTAATATTAAGTTGAGCGAGAGTACCTGAGTCCTGCAACTTCTTTGTAGTGGTAACCTTAAACGTTTTACCAAATAATCCCTGAAGCACCAACTCATGTGTTTGAGTACCATCCAAAGTTCCTGTCGTTCCATACCGATACTTTGCCTCCGTCGCTTTGTTCATAATATTCATAAGTGATTTAGACTTAAAGCCATGGCACTCATCGCCAACAACCATACCAAACTGCTGATACCAATCTTTTGGTAACTTATAAATTGACTGCCATGTACTAATACATATTGCTTGATTGAAAGTTTTATCTTTACCTGAGTATATTCTATGTATAGCTTTTTCGCTGCAGCCATACTGAACAAAGTCATTATGCATTTGCTCAACCAAAGACGTAGTCGGTACAATCACAAGTACTTTGCCGGCTTCAGGATATCGTAATCCATCAGTTAACATTTGTAGCCAATACTGTGCTAATATGTAAATGATAAGAGACTTACCACTACCTGTTGGCGATAACAAAATACCACGAGTTCTATGTAATGCTTCCATGATTGCAATAAACTGATAATCACGTGGATCAAAAGGAAGATTCAATGTTTTAATAAATTGAACTACTTCTTTTGGATCTGGCCTTTGTTCTTCTAAAGGTGTACCATACTTTGTTTTGATTAGCTCATAATTATATCCACGGCTTTCAATGTACTTTACTAAATGATGAATAAGACCAGCTGGTAACTCGCCAGTATTTGTATCAAACAAACGTATCTTACCATCCCAAATTCTACGCTTAAACGCAGGCATCCATTGGTAACCCGGAACAAAGAACGAAAAGAATTCTTTTATCTCAGCTGCCTGACCAAAGTCGCATTCCACATGTAGATTGGCATGGTTTAAGCGCCGGACTCGAATTGCTTCCATTTAATGATATTTCCTATTGTCTGATGTCTCCAATTTAAGTTAGAGACGATCTCATTAAGTGTTTCAACTAGTGTTTTGTAATACTGTATTTTTTCTTCTGACTTCTGAATTTCAGGATCTGAATCGTAATAGTAATCCATATCGCCTTTCATTACTTTCAAACCATTGAATGGATCAGGATCCCAACCGAGTTCTTTTACGGTTTCCATATCCATTTTGCCGTTGTACCATTCCCACTTTTGTTTTAGCAATGTCTTTTGTGTGAACTCTGCACGTTTAAGCAGAAGCTTGCAATTAGCTAGCTTTTCAAGATATTTGGCGTGGAGAAGTGGAGTTTTACGTGAGTCTTCGTCAAGCTGCATAGTAAGTTTACTATCTTCTGACCAATCGGTCAGGACATCTTTCAAGTCAATCATAATATATCTCCGTCATATAGAATTATCTATACAAGGTCAAAGTTAATAAATCTAAACGTCATGGTGCATGTTAAAAACTCAGTACCGCTTCCAGTAGATTCGAATGATATTCCACCAAGGCTTGTAGGCGTACATTCATTGTATCTAATAGATTTTGCCTTATTGTTTTGACTGTTTAGTATTGTTAGTGTAATATCTGCGGTAGATGGTGCAACACCAGCTTTACGATCTAACGCTCCAGTTAAAGGTTGATCAATTAACCGTTTCATCCAATCATGCATTTCAGTATAAGCTTTCATGTCTTCATCAAGTATGATTGACATTGTAATATCTGAAAAGTCTAGAGTGCCACCGGGCAGCGGAATATTACGCACTTTTCTAAATGGCATTTCACTTGGTGCCATTGACATATCTGGATGCTGAAAAGACTGACAAAAGAACTCAAGGTTTGGATAGTTCTCTCTGTCAATAACTACTTTAAAGCCTGTCGGCATCAAGTAGTTCATATTGTTTGTAAGTTCTGCCATAATAGTTTCCTTATATAGCCTTATTTATACAAAGAAAAAGGCCCCCTCCGAAGAGGGGACCAGTTCTACAATACAGTCTGTATCGCTATCTATTATTAACCTACTATGTGAGGAGGTTGTTGATAGCTGAGATACGATAGTAGCTGTTTGTACGATCTGAAGCAAGACCGTTATCAGGTGTGCTTGATACGTATGGGTTTGATACCATGCCGTAACGAGTCTTGAAGCCGATCCGTGGCTGGAAGTCTTCCTCACCTACGGCTTTGACCATTGTCAAAGGAACGTATGGGCAATAGAAGAGACCTGCATCGTATGGGTTTGTACCCTTATATCCAACAGTGATATAATCACGAGTTGAGTATGGGTCAATGTAAACCTTCATGCGACCGTTCAGAGTACCGGCGAATGTGTTGCCTGTATCGTCTACGTTCAGGTTAGCAGCAAGAGCTGGTGTGTAGTCCAACATGCCAGCAGCGTTAAGAGCTGCAGCTACATCAGATGAACACATCACAAAGTTACCTTTGCCACGACGTGTCTCTTTTGCAATTGTGTTAGCCTCACGCTCGATTTGCATGATCATGCCTTTGTACTTCTCAACTGACCAGCGACCGTCTGCATCTGTTGACAAGTCAAAGATACCTAGTGTCTGGTTAGATGTTTGGCGTGAACCGATCTTAGCTTGACGGTTAACTGTACGTACAACCTCACGGTTGATTTCAGCCAAGATTTCAGTTGACAAGATGTTTGCCAATTCTGTCTCAGCGTCCAGTCCGTGGATTGCTTTAAGGTCTTGAGCAAGCTCGAGTGTGTAGTTAGCCCGCAGTGCGCGTGACTTAGCTGTTACTGTAGCTTTTTCGATTGTGAAGCCCATTGGAGCAATAGTTTCGTTAGAACCTACGCCTAGGAGTTCAGCTTCTGCAGTTGTGTAAGCATCGCCTGCATAAGGTACGTATGATCCGCCTGAATCAACGATTGAAGAATCGCCATCAGTATCGGATACACCAGTCAAGCCAGAAGGTCCGCCAGCTCCGTTTGCAGTTGTTGCTGAGTCGCCTGAGTAACCGACTGGAGCTTCGTTGAAGAGAGCTTCGTCGCCATTTGATACACCGGCTTTTGTCTTCTGGAAGGTTGACTTCATTGCGAAGATCAAGCCTGTTGGACCAGTCATAGGCTGAACACCACAGATGTCATAAGCAACGAGGTTAGGCATTGCGCGACGTACGAGTGCGATCAGAACTGGGTTCCAGTTTGCAGCAGAAGCTACGTTAGTTGTTTCGGAAAGCATGCCTTCTTCTTTAAGTGCGTGCTCTTGGTTTTCCAGAACAGCAGCTGTTACTGCTTTCCGGTGGCTGTCCTGAATAGTTCCAGCAGACTCAGACTCGAGTACTGGTGCCCATTTTTCGACGAGCCGATCATAGGAAATTACGTTATGCATTTCTATTTGCTCCCTTAGGATTTAGTTTGTCTTTTAATGGCACTCAGATATTGGCCCATGACGTCAGATGTTTCTACTTCCGCATCGAAAGTTTCATCAATCTGATCGGCATCGACTTCGGATCCTGCCGCTTCGTTTTTGAAGTATGATTCTTTTACAGTTGCTACCTTTTCAGCGAAGTTATCGCCAAAATCGATATCAGCTACAAGAGATTTTAACTTCTCGACCTGAGTATCAGCAAGGCCTTTTGCCGCTTCACGGATAACCGCGTCACGCTTAAAGCTTTCTAATTCTTCGGTCATTTCGATGATTTTGCCAGTTGACGCGTTCAGGGACCCTTCGAGTTCCTCAACTTCGCCAGCAAGCTCGTCAACTAGGTCGATTTTA